GACAGGTCTACATCTACCCAGACAAAGACGAAGCTGGGCTGAAGTTTGCTGAAGATATATCCAGTTATTTAAGAACCAATGGCTGTGAGGTAACTATTGCAAAACCTCATGCAGATTTGCCAGAAAAAGGTGATTTACATGAAGCTAAAGAATTGGCTCTTTACAGCGATTCTGATGCTCTTGAGAACTATATTAAAAATACCCCAGTAGATAGACCTAAAGGAGCTTTGTACTTTGAGAGAGCTGATCTGGTGATGTCTCAGGTGGATAATCCTGACTGGCTGATTAAGACAGTTGCAGAAAGGTCTAGTTTGCTTGGTGTATTTGGTGCTCCCAAGTCTGGAAAGTCTTTTGTGGCTATCGCTATGGCAGCAGCTATAGCTAATGGCTCTGACTTTTATGGACATAAAGCAAAACGTGCTCCAGTGGTTTATTTATGTGGTGAAGGTAAGCGTGGGGTTAAACGTAGACTTGCAGCGTGGAATCAATCAAAAGAACCTCTAGATGGTGCTCCTTTGTTCTTATCTAATAGAGGAACTAGAATTCTTGATCCAGACGAATATGCAAAGCTCATAGCTGAATTAGATATGATAGAAGCTCAGGAAGGCGATTTAAGTTGCATCATATTTGATACGTTGAACAGGAACTTTGGAGCAGGCTCAGAGAATAGCACTGAGGATATGACGTTGTTTATTAGTAGGATGGATGAGCTTATCCACAAATACGAAGCTGCTGTGATTATTGTTCATCATACAGGACACACATCTAATGGCAGGCAGCGTGGCAGTTCAGTTCTGGGTGCATCAATGGATTATGAGTTTAAGATTGAGCGTACAGATGACACTAAAACTGGTGATACTAAAAAAACCATGTTTGTAACAATGGAGCAGACTTTAAATAAAGATGGTATGGGCATGGAGAAGATTAACTTTGAGTTTAAAGAGGTTGAGCTTCTTGGATTTGATGATTTAACCTCTGGTTATTTAGAAGTAACAGATCATGATATTAAAAGGAAATTTTCTACGAGAGGAACTCACATTGAGGTGAATAGAGCTCTGAAAAGTTTAGCTAATGACAAAGCTATAAAGGAAGGTGGTAATGAAGAAGATTACACATTCTCCATTAGTGAATTGGTTGGTGTTTGCAAAACTCAAAAAGGCAAGGATATGTCTCGACCTAACATTGCACAATATATAGGTGAGATGGTGAATATTGAACAGGTTATTAATTTAGAGGATAAATATCAATCAATTGAATACAAAAAAGTGGTGAAATACAGTGATAATTTCGATGTTAAATAAAGTGTATGTAAAATATGTATGTATGTATGTAAGTGTATGTAAAATCGTTGAAATTATGTATGTATGTGTATGTGTCTCTAGAGAGACATACACGCATACAGTCAATGACCTACATACAAATTAACTATGAAAAAAGAAGAAAAAAAGAAACATTCTAATGAAACTATAAAACTTTTGCAGAAGTATCAGAAGTTTAAACATGAGTTCCATACTAAATGGGGCGATCAAAAGAGACTTGATCGTTTGGTTGGTGTGGACTTTAGGGTTAAGTTTATGAAAGCTGAACAGATGTTTAAAGAATCTGTCCTTAGTAACGTTGATACTACAACAGTCAAGATGATTGATATGATGTACAGGGCATATGATGCTTTGGAAGAAGAGATGCAGAATCTTGGCTACAAACCTCTTGAGCCACACATCAGATGCTTTAATTGGGATGGTCAGGTTTGGTATGTCACAGACATGGACTTTGAAATACCTAGAGCTATGCAGCTTTACAAAAAGGAAGGTGATATCAAGTTTGTTAGTGTGCAAGAGTTGCTTAGAACAGTACCAAAGGAGCTAATGGATATCAGGCTGGATATAGCTATGATGTTTGAGGGCAGTAAGTTTGTGAGGATAGATAGGAAATGATTACTTTTGATGCTGATTTAAAGGAAGGGCAAAAGGTTGAAGATTCAGTCTTATCCATGATTAGAGTTAAGTACCCAATGGCTGAAAGATTTACAGGCAAATGCAAACCTTATGATATCTATGTGCCAGAGCTAAATATTTACATTGAGGTTAAATTAGATAAAAAAAGTCAAGAGACTGGCAACCTTGTGATTGAGGTTGAGATGTATGGAAAGCCTAGCGGTTTAAACTCTACCAAATCTGATTATTGGGTTTTTTACACTGGCACAGACTATTTATGGATAAAACCCTTTAGAATATGGGAATGTGTTTCACGCAATATGCTGAAACCAGTTGAGTTTGTTGGTAAAGGAGATACGCAAAGCAAAATTGCCTATCTAGTGCCAACGCAAATTTTGATGGAGTATATTGAAAATGTGTAATGTTTTATGGTTGACACCACTATTTATAATCTTATGGGGTATGGCGTTTTATTACATGGTCAAGGAAGATGATGAGTGAGTGGCATGGAGGCAAAGGGTCTAAGCGTAGACCTGAGACTGATACCAGTTATCAGGACAATTGGGAGAAAATTTTTAACAAAAAGAAAGGAGGAAAAATGCCGATAAAGATAAAGAAATCAGAGCAGGTTGCTGATAGACAAACAGGAAAGGTGACCACTACCCATCACTATGCAAAGTGTGCAAGTGTTGAGGAGCTGCATGAGCTTATTGCTAAGGAGAGCACCAAACCTAAAATCAAATTAAAGTGTCAGAATGAGTTAGCTAGGAGAAGCAAATGAGTAAAGATATAAATGTAACGAAACCACCGCACTACAATCAAAGTGGTGTGGAATGTATTGACTACATCAAGCAACAACTTGGAGCTTCATTCCCTTCCTATCTAGAAGGTAGCATCATAAAATACATTCACAGGCATAAATATAAGGATGCCAACATTCAAGACTTAGAGAAGGCTGCTTGGTATCTTGATAGTCTTATAGAGCATTATAAAAACTTATGAACATAGACAAAGAAAAACTAAAAGAGAAGATTAAAGAAGGTAAGTCTAGCCATGATATTGCTATGGCATATGATGTACACCCATCAACCATCAGGCGTAAGGCTAAGAAGATGGGATTAAAGTTTGAAGCTAAGTCTCACTGGAGAAACAAATGAGAATTGATATAAGAGATAACATAAAGGAAGTCACTAGGGGTCTTAGCTCAATGCAAAAGAAACAAATACCTTTTGCAACTATGCTTGCACTCAATGATACAGCCTTTGCATTACATAAGACCTACAAGAAACAAACTCTACAGAAGTTTGATAGCCCCACAACATTTACACAAAAAGGATTTAGATATGACAAGGCTAAGAAAACAAACTTAGTTGCTGTTGTTTATGTAGATGAGACTCGTGAAGATTACATGAAGTTACAGGTTGATGGTGGTATTAGAACCCCAAATAAATCTGCAATAGTTATAGCTAACTCTAAAAATTCTAATGATGTGGATAAGTACCCATCTGGTAACATAACTAAGGGTGCATACAACAAAATCAAAAGAAATAAAGACAAATACTTTTTTGGTAAGCCTAAAGGCAATCAGGGTAGCGAAGGTATTTGGGAAAGGTATGGAAGGGAATCATCTGGAACTTCTGCTGGTCAAAAGATTAGACAGGTGGCAAAGCTAACAAAGATGGGAAGGTACAAAGCACTGTATCCTTTTGAAGCTATTGGTAATGGCGTAGCGTTCTCAAGGAAGAATGGATTTGATTCTAACTTTGCTAAAAGGCTTAGACGTGCTTTGGATACTGCTAAGTGAGAATCGTAGGTTCTTCTACAGTTCTAACTATGGGTAATTGGACAGGCCC